AGCTTTGTGATAACCTACAGTATCAACAACTTCACCCTCATTGTTTAAGAACTTCTTAACAAACGTGTTTAAGTTTGACTGTTTTTCTGCAACATCATTAGCATTTCCAACATTGTACCTAAATTTCTTTTCACCTATGTTAAACTCGAAACCTTCGAAGTTATTAGTAAAAAACTCATTAGTTTTTGATTGAAACGTTTTATGACGTTGATCAGCTATTTGTTGTTCTTTGTTGTATCTATTGAAAAAGTCTAATGCTTTTTGTTGGTCCTGAGTTACGCCGGGTCTCAACTTGATCTCGTCGTAGTATTTACTCTTGGTTTCTTCCAAAAAGTTTTTGGCTTTAGCAATTTCTTCTTTAAAGGCGAGTTTCTTTTTCTTTATATCTCGCTCTTCATCCACGTCTTCGTCAAAAGAGAAACTGTCTTCCATTATGAAGTTTATTTCTTCTTGATCTAAATGTGGTTTAGTATTTTTGTAATATTCTCTAAGTAACGAAGTGTCATCTATGTTAGAATAATCTCTATTTAATCTAGCGTAATCTTCAATAGTTCCACCTGTTTCTTCCATAAATGAAACTAGTTTTTCGATGTTTTCAGGTAATGGTTTTCCAGTAACCTTTTCATCTCTTACAGCTTCTTTATACTCTTTCTTAACTTCTTCTACTTCTTTAGCAGCTTCTTCAGTTATTTCAGATATTGGAGATATTACTTCTTTTTCTTCTTTAGCTTCAGTGGTAACGACTTTTTCTTCGTGTGTTTCTCCCACCTCTTTGCCATCTCCGGATGGTTCTTGTACATCCACTTTCTCTGCACTTGGCTCTTGAATGGCATCTTCTTTTATTTCTTCTTTTACTTCTTCTTTTTTACTTAAATCAACTTTATGTATTTTATTTGATTTAGTTTTTAATGAAGGTTTTTTAAGTTTAACCTTCAAGGGTTTTGTTTCTTCTTTTTCTGACATAATATAATATAATAGTTAATGAAATATTAGGATTAACCTAATAATGGGTTGTCTTGATTTTGTTCAAAATCAGTTGGTAATAAATCGTTTTTTCTTTGGTCTATAAGTTGGCTTTGCTGAGTTGCTTGTATTCTAGTTCTTTCGTCTTTACGATCTTCGATCATTTTTTCTTTAGAATCCATTTGCTCTTTTTCCATTTGCTTTAATTTAATATCATATTGATATTTTAATTCTAGCAACTGTCTATCTATTTCAGCTTTTTGTTGAATTTTATTTATCTCAAATTGAGATTTAGCTTGCTCTACTTGAACTTCTGTTTCAGCTAAAGCTTGTTGTTTTTGCATTTCTGCTAAAGCCGCTTTTTCAGCACTCTCCGCGTTTGCTTGAGCTTGAGCTTGTATATTAGCTTGTTGTGCTTGTTGATCTCTTTTTTGTTTAGCTTTTCTTCTTTGCTTAAGCATTTGATTAGCTAACTTAATGTTTTTAATCTCTCTTAAATCTATAGCGTCTTCTAAGTCAATACCACCGCTTTTTAGAGCTATCTGTATGTTTTGCTCTAAAACTTGCTTTTCTTCTTCATCTGGTTCTAATTCTAAGAATATGCCAAAGTCATGAATATTTAAATCTGATAGTTCATCTAATGTAGCAACGTTATACCTAGATATACTATTTTCCAATGCTTGTCTAGTAAAAGGAAACTGTAATGAATCAGAAACCCTTAACGATACATTCTCACATGTTCTAGAAGTTAAGTAAAGCATTGCTTGTAGTAAATGTCTAGTAGCCGTATTTGAATTAGCAGCAGCTAGTTTTTGTAAACCTACTAAAGCGTTTTTATCTGGAGTAGATCCATCTCTTGCTTCATTTAAGCCGGTTACATCTCTTATTAGCTGTAAGTAGTATTGATAAGTTTGTATCAGTGATTGTATTTTAGCACCGCCTGAACCTGTTTGCAATTCTTGTATTGGAACTTTACCTCTATTTGGATCACCATCTTGAGTTAATGATCTACCTACAATAGAACCTGTTTGAAAATACATATTCAAAGCTTCAGCTGGGTTGTAATTAGTTCCGTTTCCTAAATCTACTTCTGCTAAACCATCCATGTCTAAATAAACACCATCAGGAACTACTCTAGACAATACTTGTTGTATTTTAAGATGCGTTAGCTGAATCATATCAGCAAAACCAGTTATACGGTTAACTAATGAATCTACACGTCCCTTGTACATTCTAGGAGCACATATAGTATAATTCATTTTAACTCTAGTAGTATCAGCAGTTGGCCTAGTCATATGCTCTGCTAATTCCCACTTTAACATCATAGGATGTCCTAGTATTTTTGCTCCACTATAAAGAGTTTCTATAGTTCTAGATACTCTATCAAAGTTGTCATTTTCAGGTGGATTAAATGTATCAGGTTTTTCTAATGCTTTTTCAATACCTGTGTTAGTTTCTTTAATTTTAAATACTTGATCAGAATAACTTTTATATTCAAAGTATAACACTTGAACAGTTAAGTCATCTTGCTTACCACTCCAGTTTCTTAAATACTCTTGATTACCAGGATACTTCTGTATAGTTTCCATTTCTTGATCTGTTAAGTATGGAAACTGCATTTTTAAATCTGATAATGAAATAGACTTAACTTCTCCAGCGTAATATAAGTCTTCAAAGTTTGGATCTTCTGTATATGAATAAACCAAATTAGCAGGATCTACATAGTCAATAACAACACCTTCAGCTTTATTCCAACTTGTTTTAACAGCACTTATACCTAATATAGTTAAATCTTGACAAAGCCTACGTCTAGTTAAATCATATCTATTTCTATCTAATATGTCATTTATAACCTCCTCTTCAGCTATCTCAACAGACTGCTTGTAATCTAGTTGTAAATGTAATTGTAATTCTTCTTCACTTTCTAAGCCTAATTCTTTACTAGCTTTGCTTTGAACGTCAACACCTAACGTATCTCTTAACTTCTGTATTAGTTCTCTCTCTTGAACATCTCTCATTAGCTCTTTAGCGTAGTCAGTTCTTTTCTTTGTTGAAAAAGGATCTACAGCATAAGCTTTAATTTCATAATTTCTTTGAGACATGCCATTAACTACAATGTCTACAAACTTGGATATAACAGGAACTGGCTTCCAGTCTAAGTTTAGATATGATAAATCACCATTAATAGCTAGTTCATCTTTATACTTTTGAACAGGTTGCTCACCTCTTGCATACAGTCTTAAGCTGTGGTAGTTGTTATAATTAGTTGCGTATCCATTATTACCACGACCATTATTTCTAAACCATTCACCCTCAATCGCTCTACCGACAGCAAGTCCATAATCTAAAGTAGCTTTCTCTGCGTCAGGTACCACCTGATCCGGGAATGAACTATTATTAGTAGTATAAATCATCTATTTATTTTATTATTTTTGAAGTTACCCCATCATTGTTATATCTTTTAATACCTAAACTAATAGGTTGATATTTTTTTTCAGGATTAGGTCTGTATCTATTTTTGTTACAAGCCATTATAGCTAAACCAGAGCTTATAGTAGCATCGAACTTAGTTCTGTTATTAATATTAAACCTTCCCCAGTCTTCTAGGGTTTTTTGAAAGTACATATCTCCATAACCTTCTTGAAGTATACCTATGTATTGTTCTATATAAGATTCAATTGCAGCAGCATGTGCTTGTTTAATGTCTTCACTTGAATTAGGTATTCCACCTATTTCTTTTTCTGTTGTAGAGAGTTTATTCCAAATTTTATCAGGACGATTCATTGAAAAACCTCTATAACCTCTACGCTTAAAGTAGTATAGTAATCTTGGTTTGTTATTCTCAGCAAGTATAGGCATACCGTAAAATACACAAGCCATCAACACGTCTTCAAAGAATATCTCAGCTGTTTGAGGTCTTGATATATATTCTAAAAAGAAATGATTAGGCGGCGCATCTTCCATGCTAAACTTTGTTAATCCATGTAAAGCACCATTAGATCCTTTACCATCAACAGTGCCTGATATATCGTAACTATCACAACCAAAAGCTCCAATGTGTTCGTTTCCAGGACTCTTAAGCCCATTATTTACTATCACTCGATTTTGTAAGTTTTTAGGTGGTACCCAAGATATTAAAAACCTACCATCTTTATTAGGTATAAAAGAAACTCTTGTATCCTTAATACCATTTTCCCACATAAAGCTTCCTCTAGTTACAGAAGATACATTATTCATTTCAAGATTATAATCTATTTGTTGATATATCTTAGTTAAGTTAAATAATGTATTTTTAGCTTCGTCTCTGAATGCGTGAGCTTCAGTTCTTGGAAACTGTCTATAGTATTCGTTTAATCCGTCTGTGTCGTCTTTAAGTCCATCAACTTCGTTTTCCCAGTGCTCAATAACTCCGATTGTAATTGGTTCACCATCAACTCCTTTGACTGGACTCTTTTGTCTAGTGAAGACAGGAAGTCCAAAAGTATCCATGAATCCTTCGTAGTTCCATTCCATAGGGATGAAAAGAGAGTAGAGGCCAGAAGATGTTTGTCCGTTTCTATTTCTTTTAGTAACGTCTGAATTGTAGTATAATTTTTTGAAGTTGTCTCCACCTTTATCTAAAGCATTTGAAGTTGAGCCCATCATACACTTACCTACGATCCTTGATCCTAGTCTTAATGTAGTTTTTGTAACTCTCCAGTTATTTAATATATTATCAGGTCTTTCCCATTTACCACTTTCATCATGAGCTAATAATTTTAGCTTTTCACCATCGTAAGAGTTGTCACCCGTATTTTTCCAGTCAATAGTTGTATCAAGTCCTTCTAATTCCCTAAGCTGTTCATTTGATTCAAGCTTTCTTCTAGTAAGCTTTGATGCCGGAACACGATATGCCAATTCAGTTTTTGGCCGGTCCATACCATCTTGAATGGGTTTAAAGAAGAACGGGTAGTTGACTGATATGGGTACAACTTTATCTGTAAACATTTTTTTGGCATCTGAACCAGACTTGGACAATATACCGAATCTAGCGTCGGAAGATATCGTAGCTTGGTTAACAAGTTCCGCGCTTGACATAAAAGAGAATCCAGATCGTCTGTTTTTAAGGTAGCACATTCCGTAACATCTTGTATCTGCTTTACATGCTTCCCAAAATATAAAGAAGAGTCTATTTGCTTCTCTATAGTCTGGTGCTCCAATATCGATCTTTGACCATTGGAGGTACATGTAATGAGTACCAGTAATGTAATTAGCCACGCCGTTATTGTAAAACCAATAACCATTTTCTCGCCTTTTGAATTCTTCGTCGATGTAGTCATACCACTTTTCTTTAAATTCAGCTGGATATTTTTCCCAGTCAAATCTACTTTTAATTTTACTTAGCTCTTTTGGGTAGTCTTGTCTTTCCCAATACTGTTCCGCTTTTTTATCGCTTCGTTTAAACGGTTCATCTGCTGCCGGTAAAGCAATCCTGAGATCCTGTATTTCAATGATTTGTCCAATTTTTCCAGTTTTGCTTATTACTATAAAATCATAATCAGAGTTATAACCATACTCCCATTTTTTAAATCTATTGTTTTTAGCTAATATCTTAGGATTTACAACGTCCTTAATCTCTTTCCAAAGCGTTTGCTTGTAATTCACTTACTTCTCCCTTCTGCAAAACCTCTAAAAGATTTTTGTTCTTTAACTTCCTTTGGCTTTTCATTTAGTATATCTTCCTCTTGTTGAATACGATTAAGTATTTCAAAAGCGTCAAATATAGCTAACTTTTTAGTAGCGGCAGCATTCTTTAATCTATCAGCGCTTACATCGTCGTCTGAGTCTACAATCTTTTCTTTTGCTACTTTTATAAGTTCCTCAACTGCTTTTTGCCCAGCTTGGATTATTTTCTTCTTCGTTTCCTTGGTATTCATGAGTTAAAGCTATATCATTTGATTTCATACAATAAAGTCGTTCACCTTCAACAATAAACTCAAACTCAGAGTTAGGGGTAAACGTAATAAGTGTTCCAGGTGTGATTCCTACAGCTTCTAATGAACTATTACTATATTTCATTATACCAACGTTAGGTTGCTCTTTCCTGTTCTCTAATAAGTTTTGGTTTTTAAGTGGTTTAACAAAACAATAATCTAGATGTGGTTTAAGATTATACATGTATATTTGTTCTGGTGAAACAAAGTATAAGTCATCTTTGAAAAAGGTTGAACTATTTCTTTCATTACCTTTTTGATCATACCATCTTCTAAATATATTGTGATGCACATAAAGCTCATCACCTACTTTTATCTTTGAGGTGTAAGCCGCTGGAGTAGATACAACAGCAGCTTTTTTACTAACAAACCTATGGTTTTCAATACCTGTATTAATGATGAGTGTTTTATCATCAACTTTTTTAATATTGTCATACCTTTCATTTAAAGGTTTTACAATAAAGCTATATAAGCTTTTCATTAGTACTTTAAATCGTACTCTACAGATATTGCCATATTAGCGTTAAACTTTTTCCAAGGCAAGACTTCATTATTTTTAGTTATAAAAATATTATATGACTGATCTTGATCTTCAAAAAGAATATCACTAATAGTATGTCCACCGTATACTTCTTGACCAGTTGAATAATGCATTGCATCGTTCTTGTAGTCAGAACCTATACTAATCTTCCTTATTACTTTCGACATCTTCTTCTATCTTAGTATAAACACCATCTTCAACATTGATGTTGATAGCACCATACTCAGCTTCTAAAACCTCTTTGTAATCTTCTATTTCTTTATTAGCTCCAGCTATTTCATGAAGTAATCCATGCTTTTGGCTTTCTAATAATCCGATGTTGTGAACAAGCTCATTAAGCTGTTTTTGTTGCTCTTGAATTAATAATAATTCTTCTTCTTTAATTTTCATTTGATTTAATTTAATTGTTTGTTTTTGTTTACTCTCCTGGTCCTGGTTCAGCAGGTGTCCATTCTGGAGTAGCTAATAATACTAATATCTCTTCGTGAGTATAAGTCCCAACAGGTGTCAACGAACCGTTTGTAATAAAGCTAGGCTCTACCTGAAAAGACAAAACACCCTGTGTGTTAGCTACGTTTCTTCTCATTGTTTGAGCAGAAGACTGATTGACTTGGCTGAACAAAACTGCGTTTGTATCAGATAAGTTAATTACTACATAAGTTGTTGCCATTGTTTAATTGTTATTTGTTAATTACTTGTTATTTATATATTTACTTGTTTTAATTCTTT